TTCTTCATTAAATACTTGAGCCTGAATACCTGGACCGCTACTTCCGCTTCCACTGCTTGACCTATTATATTGGACTTTTGGCAAGGATGAAGTAAGAAGTATATCATCTTTAGTCGCTCCACCGAGTATATCATAAAGATTGCAGTTGTCAATGGTTTCAGTAACACCAAGCTTATAGACATAAAAAGATGAATGTTCAATATCATTATCTTTAATATACTGCTTGATTCTTCCAAGACCACCACGCTGAATATCATCAACAACAAATACTGCATGAGTAGTAAAATGCATAGTATCTACATTATTATCTGTAGCAATCTTTTTACGATATGAAGATTTATGCAAAAGTTTACAAGTCAACTTATTTTTAAGATCAAGTGCCTCTACTCCAACGCTATCAAAAAGTTTAATATCATTCCACATGATAGATTTTTGCAAAGATTCTACTGCATTTTTAATACTGCTGCACTGATCATTGATCTGTACATACTTCATACGAGCCTTGAAAAGTGTTGGCTGAGTCTTAATTTCAGTCTCTATCTTGGTAGTAATCTCTGAAAGAATACTGTTAATCTTACTTGCAATATTCTTCTTAGTTTCTTTACTATAAGACAATGCTTCTCGACTTGGAGTAATATCAACATCTCCAATATCAACAAAGATACGCAAACCGCTAGAATAATCTATAAACTGGGCCTGCTTGTCAGTCTCTGAATCCCTGAATTGACTAGACAAAATAGGATATGCAATCTGACCCATAATAACTAGATTATCATAATCATCATCGTCAAAATACCAATTATTACCCTCAAGAACTTTCTTAGGTGCTGGAAACGAAAGTGAAGCACCTACAAAATTTGGACGCACATTAAAGAATTTATAAACAGTTCTTGCTTCTGCAACAAACTTATTAACGTCGTAAGATTGAACATTGATAGAAACCTTAATTCCATCTTGCTCAATAGTATCGGATTCGTCCAGCAAAGAAAATACTGGATTACCATCTTCGTTCTTATAGCCAGTATACAAACGCTTCTTGCCGTTCAAATATGCTTCAACGCTAAAACTATCAGAATAAGCAAATGGTGCCTTGCTACCAAGACCAAGACATCCAACAGCATCATTGCTATTATTACGGGTACTGCGAAAATATGTGGTATACAGTTGCATACAATCTTCGTGACTCATGCTAGTCCCATAATCACGAATAAAGAAAACTGGATCAAGCTGAGTAGGAAGATGCACATCAAATGGAATATGTGCCTTGCCGGCTTCTACATGAGAATCATACGCATTGGTGGAAAGCTCTCGCACAACAGCGAGAATCTTATTAGAATAAAGCCCGTCAGACAAAATGAAAAATGCCTTAGACGATGCTTCGATACTAAACTTAGATTCCTCAAAATTACCAGACTTTTCAACAGTATGCGTACCAGCATGAAGTTTCATAAATACTTATCTCCAAAAAGTGCTAATTGATCGAACGTGCTATCAGTATAACACAGTTATCGGCTGTGTCAAGCCTGGGCTTGAACAATTTTTTCTGCTTGGTGCGGAGGATATCCAATCAATAAAAGTGTACGATATAATCCAATCACAGGAATTAATTCTATCATTTTTTAGCCTCTACACAAAACGTAATTGGTTGTGAATTAAAGTTATCTAGATAATTATCTGTATAATCTTCCCACTCGTCTATAAAATTAGATACCGTATCTAAATCCTCACTACAATATCTATAGCAGATATAGTCACTATTGTCATTATTCCATATTACTATACCATCCTTATCAATGTCTATGTTGTGTAAATCTTCTTTTAGAATTCTACTTGCAAGATATTTAATAGGAGAAAACTTACAGCTTTTCATTGCTTTTATAATGTCGTTTTCTGACATTTCTAGCTTGATTATATCCACCCTAAAGCCTCCGATATTAGTGGAAATTGTATGGTAAAAATCTCCTTAATGCTATTTGCTATGTCCATATGTTCTTTTTGTGTTCCATTAGATGAACGTAGATTAATATAATGAATCCAAGATCTAACACTACCAGACATATAAAGTCTTGTTGGAGTAGCTAGTGGTAATACAAACCTTGCACACTCTTTAGCAATACCATCTGCTATCATTCCATCATAAATAGACTTAGCTTTGGCAAAGTGTTGTCTAATTTGCATTCCCCACTTAGTTTTGATTTCGTCTGAAATATCATCAATACTATTTTGTCTATTTTTATTATCTTGACGGCGAAGTTCAAACATGCCAATATCTTCTGCTAATAAGTTAGTATCAGCATATCTTTGACTAAATTCTTGGAATGTAAAACTTCTATGACGTAATATTTGAGCCGCTAGACCTCTGGTAGTATTAATTTCAACCGTCATAAAACCATGCTCAAATATACTCCAGTGTTCGTGATCAATACAATATTTTAGCAATTTAGCATAATTCTCATTATTTTGATTACTCGGATTGCTTACTCTGGCACAGTATGCCATTAGTTTTTCTGCGTCTGGAGTAACACTGATAATTTTTACTAAACTCATGTATTTATTCCTCTATAGCTTCATTAAATTCATAAAACCAAAGATCATCTTGATCCGTTGTGATCCATCGACTACCAGTATGTTCGCAGCTAAATTCCTTACTAAACACTTTCCATGCTGGCTTATGAGGAAATGTTTTATTTATCCAACTTCCGCCGTCAAGCCATAAAACTCTGTTATTTGGTTGCAAGAAATATTGACCATTACCTTCAAAAAAATGACCACATTTATGCCCACCAGACATTTCTCCATATCCATTATTATATTGTGGACCCAAGCACCAATCTAATGTAAATAAATATTTAACTTTTTCAAGTGTTTTATTTTTTATAATCACTTTAGCGGCTCTATTTTTTGTATATGCATTTATATTTATACTACTATAATAACTTAGACTATCCCATAGTTGTAACCAATCTAATGGATAATTAGTTCCACCAACTACAGTTGATCTTAAATAGTGAATTGGCACTCTAGCGTGTTGACTTCCATATTCAGTCATTACTGAAAATAAGCCACATCTTTGTGGTATACTAGTAAAACCAAACACTTCAACTGGTACTCGTTCTGCGTTTGGATTAGGGTCATGATTATACAAAAATGAAGAATCTAAATATGCAGTAAATACTGGAATATCTATATTAAGATAATTACTCATTATATTTCTATATTAATTTAATTTGTTTGTATTGTATATTATCTTGATATTCTACTTGATATTGTAACCATTTATTTTCTGTCATATGATTGAATATAGCTTTAGCAACTTTACTAACACTAGGGGCTACTCCTGTAGCATTAATATCATCATCTTTACTCCAGTAATATTGTACGGGCTCATCTTTTTCTTCATCGCCTTTATCTTTAATAATGGTATAGCCTTTAGCTTTAGCCCACTTTTTAATTTCTGAAATAGTCATTTTTGTAATAATTCATTAATAGTATAGATTTTTTTGTATTCGTATCCTTTTGCAAATCCCTGCAAAAAACAATGACTTATGATATGAATGACATCATAATTATCTACTATAAACTTTTTATTATTTGATATCCATTCTATTAATATTTTCTCTTCGTCCGATATAAATTCTTGATCTTGGAATAGTTCTTCATATGAATATGATCTTTTATTCATCTTTGAATCAACAGCGTGAATAGTGCAGCTTTTAGATTTTTCCCCAGTAAAAGGAATATTAAAATCTACAGAACATACTGATAGTTTATTACCACAAGTATCAAATACAGAAGAACCAGATTGTAGTTTTATAGCTTCTTCAAATTGCATTATAGGTAGCCTCCATTACTTCATTATAGCCCATTCTCACAAGCTTGTCAACTCTATAGTGGAATTGTGGCTAAAAAAGATTTTAAATCTGGATACCAATTTAATAGTTTGTTAGTATATTTACTTTTGTATAATTCATCAATATCTAGAGAAATATTATGTTTACTAAGAATAGATGATAATAAAGCTTTAAATCTATTGATATGTTCAGCTTGTATTTTGATTGCTTGGTGACGTATAGACTGTCGATCTATCTGATTATATTTAGATATCCATTTTTGTACTGCTGAATATACTGAATCTGGATTTTCTTCTACTATAATAGAATTATTAGAATCAAAAAATAAATCTCTTCCACCTTTAGATTCTGTAGAAACTATTGGTAATCCAGCTAATAGATATTCTATACTAGAATACATAGCTCCTTCTGATGCTGATAAGCATAATGCTACATATGCTAATGAATATGCTAAATTAACTTCATGAGGTTTTTTAGATATAATCTTATTATCTTGTATATTATTTAATACTATAATATCTTGTGTCTGTTGAATTTGTTTCAAGTATTCACGCTCAGAGTCATTAGCAAAGCCCCAGGTTGTACATGCTAGTTTACTTATTTTATTGGCAAGATAATGACGCTTTGTAGGATTGAATCTTGCGTTATAAATAGCATTATATTGTTTAACTGATTCTACAATCTTGAAAATATTCGGATCTACAAAAGCATTATGACTACATAAAATATTTTGTGTATTTAGTTTATTAAATTGTTGTTGATCAAAATTAGAATTAGCTAAAATAATAATATTATGATTTGGTTTATTGTTGCTTAAAAATGTAACATATTCTTTTACGGTGTAATCACAAACATGCCAATATGGAGCAATTAAAAAATATACAGTTTTTCCAGATAGATGTTGTTTTAATTGTTTCAATTCATCATTTAGTGATACGGATGGAACATATATGATATATGGATCTTTATGTAAGACATTAATTGTCATGATATGGTCGATTTTTTATTTTCTTGTATAGTCTTGCTGCATCTAATACCACATCTTCATTCCAACTTTTCCAATCCATTAAATG